AACGAAGATGGTACTCGACCTGCTCCGAATATGAGTGATGTAGAGTTTGGTGCTATGTTTGGGAATAGGGCAGATAACTTTCTTGTATTTCATCGTAACCCACAAAGTGAGAAGTGGAATGTTACTGAGATACACGCACAGAAGATTAAGTTTCAGAAGTTAGTCGGAGTACCTACACCTGAGCTTACACCTGTCTGTTTGTTTTACTCTTATAGTTTGCGTAGGTTTAGATACCTAAATGAGAACGGAACTTTAATAGACCCGATACAAGAAACAATAATCAAAAGACCAACTAACGATATATTTTAAGCTATGAATTTAGGTAAATTTAATTGTGGTACTGGGATTGTAAACATTCTTTATGATAATAAAATAGATAATATTAAAGTAAGAACAAGTACCATAAAAGATATGCTTTTAGTAGATAAACTACAAAAAGAAAATAGTTATGCAGTTGGATTTATACAAAAAACTGTTTGGGAAGATTATGTTTGGGGTGGTAAAAGAAACTTTATTGTGTTAATTTGTGAAGCAAATAATGATGCTGTAGGTTATGTTTTAATTACGCCAGGTATGGGTAGTTATAAATATGCTAAAATTCAGCAAATAGCTGTAAGAAATGATGCTAGAAGATTACATTATGGTTCTGCCTTAATAGATGTATGTAGACAATTTTGCGAGAAATTTGGTAGAATGGGTTTTACTTTAAGATGTAGATTAGATTTAGAAAGTAATAGGTTTTGGAAATCGCTTGGTTTTGAGAAATATGGTGTTTGGGAAAAAGGAAAAATAAATCACGTTGGATTTAAAGCTAGTAATGATATTAACTTATGGAAAATTGATTTAAACAGAAACATTATAAAACTATTTTAATTATGCCCGACCAAATTACACTAAAAGCAATTAATTTATTGCGAGAAGCCGACCCGAATTTAGACGAGATGAATAGTCTCGATAAGTTTATAGCACATCAAAGCGAGGTGATTAAGATGTATAAGCAATTCGAGGGACACCCACAAGCTGAGAAGTTAAAGCCTAGATTAAAGGTGTTCGAGGAAAGTGCCTTAGCATTTACTTGGGTACACACACAGATGATGGCTTATAAAAGAGAAAAGCTTTTAGCCAATGCCAATGAAATGGAGATGGCTAATGCTGTTATAGAACTTAAAAGTGAATTAGATATATTAACTAAATTAAATAAAAGTGACTGAAAAAGAATTAAACTTGTTAGACCGATTCGCTAGTAAGTATAAAATTGATTGTGTCCCTTCAGGGGGAAAGTATGATTTTTGGGATTTTACCTACGAGTGGGATGCAAGGAAGTTCTATTGCGAGATGAAAAAAAGAAACTTTACTTTAGATACAGCCAAGAGTAAATATCCTGAAGGATTAATATTGGAATTGCACAAGTATGAAAGGATATTAAGAAAGACTAAAAATGAAAAGTCAGCTCAAGGTTTGTATATTAATTTCTTTGATTGCGATTCTGTCTTAGTATTTAATTTAAACAAAACTAGAATAAATAACTGGGTTTGGAGAACAATGCCCGAATCTACTGACTTTGGAAGGAAAAGCTATGTTTATAAGTATATTACTTTATTAGAGTATGATAAAGGAAAAGTTTTGTATATTTGAGCGTTCTTACGTTTTTTTGCATAGTTCGTAAGTTTTTTGGTTAGAAATAAGGAAAGGATGTCTATTTGTAGATGTCCTTTTTTTTTGTACTTTAGCGAGTGTTATGGCAAAGTTTAAATGTAATAAGTGCGAAGAAGTTAAAGAGCTNTNAAGTTATTCGATTAAGGTAATTGATGATAAGGTAGTTAGTCCCGAAGCGATTTGTTGCGATGAGNATATGGATCGTGTAAAGGANNATAATGGATTCGGAGGTATTATAAAGAAGCCTAACGGAACTGTAAGTGGAAAGTTTTAACCAAAGAGATTATGAGTAGCATAGAAGAACAAGTTTGTTTTAAGATTTTAAAGCGTTCTGACGTAGGTAAAAAGAAATATGGCACTACGATGGAGCGAGAAGATTTAAGTAAGTTAGATTGGCTAAAACACGCTCAAGAAGAAGCGATGGATTTAGCTGTATATTTACAGAAGTTAATCGAGCTTGAGGAAAGTAAGCCGTTTAATTACGAGTGGAATATGACTAAGCCTAGTGGAGACCACAACAGAAAGATGCTTGACCTGGAGATAGAAAATTTAGGAAAAGAAAAAGAGGACAATTAGTCCTCTCCTTGCTCTTCGTCTGTAGAATCCACTATCCAATTTCCAAAGATTTCTTCAGCTATCTCTTCGGGTGTTTTTTTGTCTCTCTTATCCATTCTGTCGGTATATATTTGTTAGCCCACTTTATATTATTTTTATCGCACCATTGAGCATAAGTTGTGCGACTATTCTTATTTAACTTATTGTTAGGTCTCATAAACACCATTCGTATATCCAACTCAGGGTGTTGTGCTATTACCAGTAACATCTTCTTCCGATCCTTAGAGGTAAACCTCCCCTTTAGTTCAATAATGATTCCGTTTGGGAGTATAATATCAGGAATATATTTTCGCTGTTCGGAAATCTCGTAGTAAAGATTAATAGTTTCATACTCAAAAGGGATTTTACTTTTATGCAATTTAGAACAAACATCCTCTTCATATTTACTCCTATATCTATTGTTGTCTATTTTCATAATATGTCTTTTTATTGTGGCAACTGTGACACAAAGGTTGCAGATTAGATTCGTCTAACTCAGCTCCACCTTTCTTAATCGGTACAATGTGGTCGACTACATCAGCAGGTTTAACCATATCATCGTTTAAACAATGAACACACAAAGGGTTCTTGTCTAATACAACCCTTCTTAACTTTCGCCAAGCGTACTTTCTATAGAACGAAGTGTCTCCACCCCAAGACTTGTTTTTCTCAGCCTTAGTTCGTCTATCTCTTGGTTTAGGAAGCCAAGGCATATTGTCTTACTTAGATTTTGCTGATCCACCAAAGAAGAAGTCTATGATGGTGTTTACTTTACTTGACATAGCACCAAATACTGTACTTATAAAACCTATTTCATAATCTGAAAGTTCTAAAGTATTTGTTATAAAGCACTTGAACATAAAGTAAGATATAAGGAAATAAGCACAAGTAAAGATGATAGCCAATATCTTTTGTATGAAGCTATCGTCCATAAACATTGTTCTAGCACTATCTCTATCTTGTACCTCCAAAGCAAACATATCCTTCTCGTGGTCTTGTATAACCTTTTCAAACTCATTTTTAAGTTTTAAGCGTTCTTCATCAGTTGTTACTACATCGTCTATTATAGTAGAAGCTTGTCCTACTAAACTTTTAATAATATTCTTTATCATAATGTAATTATATCAGGTGCGAATCTGTATTGTGTGTCTCCATCTTTATCTTTATAGGCTTCTAAAACTTCTCGTCTGTTGTTAGATTTTTTAAGAGATATGTGAATCCAAGAGAAATCAAATTCATTTATCATTTGGTCGAACTCAACTGCATTGTCTATAATCCAGTCGTAAACTTCTTTATTACACATTTGACCCTCTCTCCAAAATTGTATATCAAGTGCTTCGCCTTTGCTGTGTTGCGACTTATTAGACCCACCAATTGCACGATTAAGCTCTTTGGAACGATAACCACTACTAATCCTGATAGGACCAAGATGGTTACGAACAGGCTGTAAAAGATTTGTAACAATCCTTTGCAAATTCGCCAAGTCTTTTTTTGTCGGTTCATTATCTATTCCAAGTCTTTTGGCTGTGTTACTTCGAGTAATCTCCGATAACACAAAGTTTTTACTTAGTCTCATTTATGCTACTTTTTAATTGATTCTAATTCTTTTTTTAAAACATCAATTTGGTCTTGTAACTTTTCGTTACTAAAATCAAACTCTATTTTACTTACCTCAGTTTTAGGAAGGTTTTTAGCCTCACTAATATCTTTTTGTAAAACAATGTACTCACCAATTAATAAGAATAAGAAAGCACAAATACTAAACAATGTTTTTAGGCTTATGCTAAATGTAGTGTCTTGTATTTCTTTACTCACTTCTCTTTAATTTGATTAGCAGCTAACAATAATTCTATCTTGTGTAACTTAGTCGATATATCTGCTAAGATAGTCTTTAATTCGTTATCAGATTGCTCTAAGTGATATACCCTAGAAGAAAGTTTAGTTACTTTAGTTTGTAAGTTAGTCCAAACACCTACACCAGTTGAGAGTAATACAACTATTGATATTATCAACTCTATTAATCCTATTGTTACTTGCATTTTCGTTGTTTAATTTTATGTAAAGGGAGTGAAAGTAGTCTATCGAAAAGGTAGCGAAAAGATACACTACAATCAACCTCCCTTTTTATACTGCTTGTATTGTTATTTTTGCTCCGTAAATCTCATCTGTTGCAGCACCTTGTTCAAATGATAATATTAAATAATTATCTGCCACACTCTCCCAAGCCGTACCTAATGTTAATGTAGTGTTTGATGTGCCTGTGCCACGAGATACTGTTGAGTCATTTACTACTTTACTTGTTAGAACTTCTATGTTTCTGTTCACACTTGCATATATATCAACATCTGTAACCTCATATGCTAGAGGAATAAAACAAGTTGCATAAATTTTAGACCTACTAACAAAGGCAGTAGGCTGTACTGAGCCTACACTATCTCTAGTGTACATATTAAAACTCGTTTGGCTTGTTATGTGAAATTCATTTGCTGCTAAAGTAATTGAAGTTGTAGTTACACCTTGATATAAGTTTGGTGTAGCTGTTCCTGCTGTGATTACGTTGGTTAGGTCATATAATAAAGGGCTTAATATTGACCCTGATGGATAAGATAATGTAAGTGTAAACGAAACTAAATCTATTACTGTATCACTTGTAGTTGAATCTCCTGCTGCTGTTAAAATTAATGGATTAGAGCCATCAGGATAAGTTAATAATAATTTTTGCCCATCATATATTTTAGCCTTACTATTTGCACTTAATGAAACCTTTGTATCAGTTGTTCCATTAGTTAGAGTCGAAGCAATTACTCCATAGCTATTGTTGTCAAGCATTTGTCTACCAACTAAATTTTGCTGATTGACTTTGCCTTCTATAGTAGGTATTGGGGGTTGTGGAGAAGGTCCATTGGGTGT